CGTTTGGGCGATAGATGCTGGCGCGTGATGTCTAGCGATCTCTACCAGTTTTTGCAGGGGAGAAAATGAGCAAGTACCGAGTACCTGAAGAGGGGTTGCTGCGGCGTGGAGCCATGTTGGGTTTTCTTCTCCGCAGGCAAGCCCGGCCGTGAGGAAGGAAATCGAGGAGTCGTTCAGGTCGGCTCTTGAAGCCTTCATCGCGTGGCAGACGGAGAACCCGATTGTGCCGACTGAGGAGCAGGACGAAGATCTCTGTGAATGGTGTGAAATGAATCCAGACGGTTCTCCCTTTGCCGAGTGGCAGCGCCGGATGTACCTTGCTCCTGAGCCGGAAGTGCAGGAGGAAATTAGGGACTTGCTTCTTGTGAATATAACGGAAGGATTCTTTAAGCCTGAAGTTCTTAATGAACGATTGGCCGAAGCCTACCGTCGCGGCCAAAAGTCAGTCCACGCATAGACTACTTCTTTCCGCCATGCCCAGCGTGTGAAGCCTGGGCCACAGCCGCACCCATCGCCGCCTTTTGCTGCGCTTCGACCAGCAACTCGGCTTCGAGCCGTTCCTGTTCTGCCTTCGATATATTGAGCTTCCGCCAAAGTCCCTTGCGGGAGATGTCGCCCATCTTCCTGAGTCCGAGTGCCACCGGAACCTCTTCCTGCTTCTCGATGGCCAGCAAGCTGCCCTTGCGGATATCTAACGTCGCCTGGCGCACGAATTCTTCCGGCTCCATCCCCTCCGTAAGCCACTGGCCATAGAACGGCCGGAAGTCGGCGTCGGTGAGTCCCTTCACGCCAAACTTGCGGATGCGGCTCTTCGAGGTCTCGAACTGCATCTTGTTCGCCGTGACCATCGTGCCAACGTCCACAAGGAAACTGGAGAGTCCGCGGCCCATGAAGCGGATCGGGATCGAACGGGAATTCATGATCATGTCCAGCGAGTCGCCGCCGGGAATCTGCTTTTTCTGGAGCGTCTGGTTGATGGCCGACGCGCCCGAGGTCATGTCCTGTTCCTTCTCCACGTCCTGCTTCATGGCCAAAACGTAGGCCGGCAGCTCGGGCGGCTTCGGGTATTCGGGCGGACGGGGCGTGTTGTTGTTGTACATGACCTTGGAGCCGGGCGCGCCGGGGTCCAAAGAATCCCATACGGACTGCGCAAATGCCGCCTTCGGCGCCACAATCTTGGGCTCGATCACCGCGCGAATCATGTCCATCAGGCCGCCGTTGATCCGGTTCACGATGTCCGACATGGCGGCTATCGGCTCCAAAATCGACTGCCCGTTCGGACTCCATGGCACCCGAATCAAGCGCAATTTTGCGAAGGGGAACATAGAATGCCAATAGGGATTGGGGCCGTCCTGCATGATCTTTCCGCCGGCAACCACCAGAAACCGTCCGCGCGGATACCATGGCATTCCCGGCTCGACCTGATACGACCAGTTGTACCGCCGGTCGCCGACCCATTCCGTCGTCCCTGTTTCGTTGACGGACGAATCTCGGAACCAAAACTGTTTGAGCATGGCCTTGGGGTAGCGGCTGCGCTTGGCGTCCGCCTGCCGTTTGCCGAGAAGCTTTTTCAATTGCGGGTTGAGCCGGACCCAGGAGGTCTCCGCCATCTTGCCGGGCCGGGACACTTCGCCGGTTGGTCCGCTCGATTCGAGATCCGGGAAAACGCCATCGGCGACCGAACCGTAGACCCGTTTAAGGGTTTCAACGGTGACCGGCCAGCGCGCGATTACACACTCGTCGTCCTGCAACTTGTTCCCGGCGCCAATCGTCATCACATTCAGCGGTCCAAGGGGCATGAATTCGCAATCGCCCGCCCCGTTGTTCATCGCCGGGTTCCATTGAACCTTGGCATATCCGGTATGGAGTAGACCCCACATGACCGTCTGGGTCAACTCCATCTCGAAGTCGGTCACCCGCGCCCACATCCCGATCATTTCGTTGAGCAGTTCCTGGAGCTTGAAGAGCTCCTCGTCTTCGTTGTAGAACTTAACCTGAAAGTCGGGTTCGATGTCGGTAAGCAGGCCGGCCATCTCGACGAATTGGCGAAAGAGGCGGTTGACGGTCGGGCGGGACCGGCCATAGCGGGACTTGGCGTTCCACTGCTGGCCGGAGATGTAGTCGATAAGCCGGGAAGTGAGACGAATTTCGCGCGAATCGGCAAGTTCCCTCTCCGCTTCGTCGTAAACAGAGTCAGCCCAGGAGAGAACTTCCTGTTCAAGTCGAGATTCCGGGGTGTCGCTTCGCTCGGCCATCGGCTTGAAGTCTACCTCAAAGTGCTACATTTTGTAGCGGTTTGCGGAAGAAAATCGGCTAAGACCCTGAAAGTGCGTTCTTGAACCGGTCTTCCCACTCGTTCACCTTAGCTACCAGATTCTCGTTTTGGCCGGATAGTTCAGCGTTCAACTCGGCCGTTGCAACCATCTCGGCGCCGTTCTTCACTCCCAACTTGCGGAGCTTTTCCGCCTGCTGCCCGTCAATGAGAATCGGCGCTCCGGCCATGCACGCCCGAATCAGGCTGGCCACGGTCGGATGCCAGCGCTCGCCCAGCGCCTCTTTCGATTTGAGTAAAACTTCCTGGTTGATCCAGACTTCGGCCTTCACGTCGTTCTGACCCGGAGAAAACCTAACCTCGGTCTTGATCATGTCCGGCTGCATCGCCCAGAATTGCTGGTGGCTCATCCTGTGGCCCATCAGGCAAAAGCAGTCCACGTTGTCGCGCATTGCCACGACTGCGTGCGATCCCTGATTGCGGCACATGGGGCAGTACGCCCCGGTCTGGTTGTTGCCAACTACTTGCGGAAGAACAGCCATTCTCGTCTCCTTTACCAATCGTCGCCAAAGTCTTCAATACCTGGGCGAGAGTTTTGCATCGCTGACTTATAGGCCCACACCACATCCGGCGTGATCTCTGTGGACTTCATGCCGTGCCTAAAGAATAACTCATGCTCTGCGCCCATGGCATCAAATATCGGCGACTGAAGCGTGTTTGCGTTGCAGACCAAGATCGGCTGCACCCTCCATCCTGCTTTGCCCACAATCATCTTATCCGCTTCGGCTTGGGTGTTGTACTGCCCGCGCTGCCGCATGATGTTGTCGTAGACGCCGTAGACGTGAAGTTCGCCGGTTGTGCGGACGCGCTCTGTGGATGCGGAGGTCTTCAAATGCTTTGTTGTCTCGCGCAGGCAGTAAAGGCCGATCATGGCGGTCATCACCCCATCGTCTTTATTACCTTGACCTTCATTCCTTCCACCATCATCCAGCGATGCAAAGTCGGTCATCTCATCCACGAGGTCATAGTCGCGAAGAATCACAGTGTGGTCGAGAAGCGCCTCATTCATGCAACCAATGATCTCGTCGCGCGTCTTCGAGTTGGTGACAAAGTGGAGATAGTTCGACGCCTGGTTGGTGATCTTATCCTTCCATTGCGGACGGTATAGGTTTGGATAGTCAATGTCCCGCAACTCGTTGCCAGTGGTGATGCCGTCCTTCATGTACTCGCAGGCCACTTCGGCGTTGTTGTAGAAGATGCCGATAGCAGCAATGACGTGAGCAAATCTCTTCGGAGGAATCCAGCCCCACCATGTTGCAACCTGGGTGTCCGGCTCCATGCCCATGCCGGCGCGGAAGACGTTGCAAACTGAAAAGTCACCGCCGTTTCCAAGCGCAACGTCGGCGCTCGCGTAGTAGGTAACGCCGTCTTCCGGCATTTCCCAAATGTGCATCCGCTTGCCGCCGCGCCCAAATTTGCGCCGCGGTAGAATCTCTCCGTCCTTCACCGGCACAATGTCATCGGTGTTGACGCGGGGAGGCTCCATCGAAACAAGGCTGATCTCGCCAGCATAGAGAGGCTTGCAGACGTTGTTCATCGACTGCCATTCGAGCGAGTCGCGGTCGTAGGCGCAAAGTCCGGAGGATTGAAACGCTTCCTGCGGAGTCAGAGGATATGATTCAAGGAATCCGGCCTTCTTCCCCTTGCGCTTTGCCGCGCGCATACGGTTGCGGCGGAAGTCCCAGAAGTTGTCGGGGATCTCGAAGTGCTCTTCCTTCGCTATGCGCTCGTTGAAGTTCCTTTCGTCGTCGGCCAGTTCGAAAACCTCTGGCATGTTCTCGGGGAGAGTGTAGTATTTGCGAACCTTGTATACCGGAATCCAGACGGCCCGCATGTCGCTGTCGCCATCGACCGCCGCACACCACTCGTCGTAGAACAGTCCCTGGCGGCCGTAGCCAGTGGACTCAAAGACCTGATACGTGTCGCGGGCATTCATGCTGGGCTTAATATCCGCCTCGAACACCTCGTCGTTAGGCCAGCGGCTAACTTCAGAGGCATGTAGGGCTCTAATTGATCTTCCGATGGCAACACCTGTTGTCTTAGTTGCTGCCGAAACTTGAAGTCCAGAACTAAGTCCTGGATCAACTTGCCTTTCCTTGTCATCTTTGCGCTGGAACTCAATGCCTCCGTTCTTCGTCTTGTACATCCACTCAGGCTTCAGCCACCACGGCAGGTTCGCATAGGCGTTGAGGCTCATCTGGTAGATGTACTCGGAGGTGTCATCGTTCTGCGCAACGATCATTGTGAAGCAGTGCGGCGTGAACATTGTGTGATGCAACATCGTTGCCGCCGTCCAAACACTGATGCCGGTCTGACGCGGCTTGAGAACAATGAGCCGGCAACTACCTTTCGCTTTCCATTCTTCTTGTGCGGCTTCGTAGAGAATTTCCTGGTGATCCCAAAATGGGTAGAGGGTTTTCTGCTGGCCGTGTTCCGTTCTGATGAGGTGATAGTTCTCTAGATAGTAACGTTGATCGAGCGCCTTCTCAATCTCGCTCTCAATGAACACCAAACCGTCTGCCGGAAGTTCCGCCCAGGCTCTGCCAATGTCCTGCCCGCACCGGATGTAGTGATCCTGCAAGACCTCTATGGCGTCATTCAGGTTTGGGTCTCGGCGGGGGACTCGCACTATTCTCCGTCCTCTTTGGTCATATAGGAAAACAGCCAGTGCTTGAACTTGTCCACAAGAAAGTTGGCTTGCGCCACAGTCATGCCATTGTCGAGCGAGTAGGCTTTGCCGTTGCTCTTGAGAACGTACAAGATCATCACTTCCTCAATGTCGTCGGCTTTGCTGGCGATAGTGGCGGCAATGTCCACAATGCTTTCAATTTGGTCACTCTGCATCGTCGTCCTCGTCTTCATCGTCCAGATCGCCGCCCAAGTCCTTGAACTCGTCGGAGATTTGCTCCGCCTCCGATACCTCAGCGTCGATGGTTTCGTCGTTCTGCGCGTTTAACAGACCGCGCGCCTCGCGCTTCTTGCGGAGAATTGCCTCGAAGCTGTTGCCGGCGGGCATACCATTGAGCGTGAGGCCGGCATTGAACTGCTGGTTGAGTTGCACGCCCGGCGTCTTCGGCTG